CCTTGCATGTGTCGTTTCATAACTATGTCAACAACTTTATTGACAATAGGATCATTTGTGATTTCACCAGGATTAAAATCAGGATTTATTGTCATTGTTTTAGCACCTTTGGGGTTAATGTTATTTGCATATCTAAAGCATCTGCCCAGCAACAGAATAGCCAACCACTTGGTTTTCTTATTCCACACTCCCATTTAGAAACTAATCCCTTGGCTACCCCCAAGATCTCATCCATTTCTAATTGTGATATTCCTTTATTCTTCCTAGCATCCACAAATTGTGGAATTACTTGGTTATGAAATATCGGGCCTAATGCTTCTTGATTTGGCATAATTTAAGCATACGCACAAATAGTTAAATGTCAACACTCAATGTGCGTTGCCTGGATCAACAACGCACTGAGCGACTAGCGAACAGCTGCCTACTTCCACACTAGCTATTAAGGACTGATACAGATGACTCTGATGCCTTAAATTCGTCTAAATTCCATTTAAATTCATTACATAATTCAAACAATTGGTGTGCAAATATACGGTTTTCACCATTTTCAAACTTTTGTATTTGTTGAAATGAAACACCTAATACGGCAGCAAGATTGCTTTGTGTGAGTTTAGATTGTTTACGCAATCGTTTAATATGCCCACCGATTTTATTGTTTATCTGATTTCTTGCATTTTTCATTTATCAATCCTTTAATAACTGCATAAACAGCATGATTATTATCTATACTCCAATAATGTTTTTTATTTAATCTCATTTGTACATGATATATTAAACTAGTATGATCTTTACCTGTTAGCACAGCTAATTGTGGAAAAGAAAATGCAGTACATTCTCTTAACAAGTTAATAGCCATAGATCTCGGTATCACTAAATATTGGCATCTCATACCACTAAATAATTCAGATTTTTTAATTTTAAACCAAGTACATACTGAGTCTATAATTATATTATAAACTTCTTCGTTATGTATTGGTTTAGTATCTGGTACAAATTTAAAAATAGTTTTATTTCTTTCTTTAGCATCTTTAAATCCAGCATTATAAATATCATGCTCTCTATCAGTAAATAATTTTATAATAGCTTTATCAGATGGTTTAAGTTGTACTTTAGACATTAGTTTTTCTCCTTGATGCTTCTAATGATCTCCATATTTCTATTCTCATTTCAGCAGTTCTTCTTTGATTCTTTAAAGTTAATTGTTCAACATTTAATTTTTGCAGTTTAGAAATATGATTAGTATAATTCTTTGATGCATAAAATTGTTCGGTAGCTTTAGATACTGGAAGTTCTGATCCAGACACAAAAGCACCTTTTAAATGTTTTAAAATATCTTGACCATACGTTAGCTCTGCTTGTACTTTAGCAAATGGTTCATCAGTATTAGCAAGAAAAGTTATTAACTCATCTATTTTCATACGGTATCTCCATAGTTTGTAATAATTGTTCTACATAAGATTTTACTTTCTTAGTAGATTTATCATGTCGTTTATTAAAAGCTCTAATAAAATGTATTAGATCCATATCACCAACTGCAATCCATTCACCTTTACTTTCTGAAAGATATTTTTCTTGCAATTGTTGTTCAATATCACAGGGTATTGTTCTCCCTGTGATACGAATTATTTCTATTAACTGTTTTATCTTCATATAACTCCTTAATTATATAATGCATTCCAATAATCAGATTGCATCATTTCTGCGACTTGTTTTTCTCGTTTTCTCGAAACATTGTAAACTGCTCCTCTGGTGACTGGATGAGTTGCCCAGTCAGTTGCAGTTTGATAAATCGCAAAAACTGTATTGCCATATTTAGCAACATACTTACCCCATAAAGAGTCCAAATCACGCATAACAATAATACTGTTATTGTCGATATCGAGATTTCTTTTACGATTGTTAGCCAAGGTTTTTCTAAATAACTCTGTAACTTCATTAACTCTCACTTTCTTTTGCATCATTTTAAACATTTCGTCACCCATTTCTTTATGGCTTTCTAAACCAGAACGAAACTCAGCGACACTATAAGTAATATCCTGTTTGGAACTATGTTTATTGTATACAGTAAATGTCCAATCAGGTCTTACCATACCATTTAAACACCACATATACATTGAGGAAAACATAATCTGTTGGCCCCATTGTCCATCAAGTGATGAATAAATTCTAACTTGTGGAATAATACATTCGTTAGCACGTTTATTAGAATCTAAATAGATTTGCTCATTCCAGAAGTTTATATTTCTTCTAAACTTTCTACCATCAGCATAAACGTGATCTTCTGTAGTTATTTTCCATTGGTCAATATTTGGTACAGCATCTTTGATTACTTCGTTTACTTTTTCTGCTAATGCAGAATATGGTCTAACAATGTAATCATCAGAATGAATACCAAGTAATTTACCATTATCTTTTCTTACAAGTGCATACCTGTTTACAGATTCATATACTTCTTGTTCGTCATTTAAAGTATCTGCTACATATTTTAATTGTTTTTTCTCAACTTCAAAATACGCACTTGGATCTATTGTGAGTAGATCATCTTGTTGTATTTGTATATTTGTTTGCATACGACCTCTTTCTTTCTTTCTAGTTAATCAATCCCCCTCATTCGAGGGGGATCTCACGCAGTAACTTCCACCACCACCGTACTGCAATTTGATTCTTAATCAATCACCAGGTTTTAGCTAATATCGTTAAGTCTAAAGACTGAAATTACCGATACAATACAGGTTCTAGGTTACCTATTGGATTGAGGCCGAGCAGCAATTGTTTACTGGTATACCTGGGCCTATCAGGAGCTATCCTGCCAATTCTATTTTTTACGTTTACGTTTAGTTGGTTTAACTTCTGGATATAAAGTTTTAACATCAGTAAAACTGCTAATCCATTTTTTATGTTCTTTCCAACTAAATTTTTTAACTTTTTGTTTCTTTTCTTTTGTCATTAAACCACTCCTCTATCAATCCAACTTTAAATTTATGAGTTCGTGATTTTTGTTTATCAGCAAACTCTTGAGCTTCTTTTTCATATAAAAAACATCTATTGGTAAACAATCTCCAATCATCTTTTTTTTTTAATGAAAAAATTATACAATACATTATAAATCTCTTGTAATACTAAATTTATATGTATCGTTAATCATTCCAGCAGCAAAAACTAACATATGCCAAACATATATATCGTAAGTCATAGCTCTAGTTTTACAAAAATTAAAACTAAGATCTTGATTATCGTAATCCTTTTCCGTTGGCATATTTTTATTTAAAACAAAAGTTTCGCAACCTGGTTTACCATTCATAAGAATGTAATCATCAGTAATCTCAATATTAGCAAGATTACCACTTGCAATGCCATCAATGTATTCAGCTTCTTGTTGTAAAGCTTTCCATTGTTTGTCATTAAAATTTATATATTGATGCCAGTAGTTAGTATATCCCATTATTTTTCCTTTCTTTTTGCTTGATCTAATTTAAAGTCATATCTTGCATCTTCAGCATTTATAACTTCAAATGCTATGTCTTCTTCTGAATTAATACCAAGTTCTTTTAATCCTTCTTCAAACTTGTTAGTATCAATTTTACATTCAGCATAGTCTGTCTGTAATTTTTCGAGTTTATCTAAAAACTCTAATTTATTTACGCCCATAATATTCCTATACAGTTATAATCATTACAATAAGTAATAACAAAAACAGTATACATCCATAAAACTGTATACTTGTCATATTATTCCTTAGCAGTTTTCTTTTTGATTTCATACGGCAGCTCCACTTTTTCAGGCATATGCTTACCAATAGCTATACATAATCCTATGAAAGCTCTGATTGGAAACATAATAGCTGTCCATATCCATTGTGCTAATACATTCATTAGCCAGTTCTGTAGTTTATTCCACATTTTGCACCTCTTTCTTATTTATTATTATACACTTATTACTTGTTATTGCAAGACATTCGGCAGCACCTCATGTTTTTGCCCCACCGAGTTCCGAATAAATCGAAACACGATAAAAAAATGCCCATGGCTCAGAGTCGAGCCACAGGCAATATTTGTATTGTTATGCAGATAGCTTACGAGCTTCTGCTAACAACATATCCTTCTCAGCTTTATCAACATAAATCTTATCAGTAACTGAAGTTCTCTTGGAAACAGGAACATAAGACTTACCAAAGATGTCTTTGTATTTCTTCTCAAGAGTATCAACAATTAGCTGTGATCTTCTGCAATTCAAAGATTGCACTTTGTTTCTGAAGATCAATGATGATAATTTACCTTTGGTAATTTCTGTACCAACATCATCTCTTACAGCTTCTCTAGTAAGTTCTTTAGTTTTGTCGAGAGAAGCATTACACATTTCGTTGTGTCTATAAAAACTGCCATAAATAGAATCAAAATTCCATTGTGCAATTCTAGACCAATCTTCATTATCAATGAAAGGTGTAATAATAGTATCAACCAAAGTATTGATACCTGTTACCATATTAGTTTCAGACTCATCTAAAACTAACTCCATATTAGCAAGTCTGCTATCTGGATCATCTCTGTAAGTTTCTTTTAGTGTCGACATAATTTACTCCTTTTCGTTAGTTTGTTTGTCATTATTTAATTTATATACTGCGTATGCAATCAACCCAATGACAACAGGTGATAGCAGTATACTAAAAATGGCACCTACAAAGTAACATGCCATAATTAATATCGAAATACCTACAACTTTTAACAAGTTAGCTAATTTGGACATTCTCACCTCCATAACAAGTTAGTTCACTATCAATCAATTTCACCTCATCAGTATTACCTACCGACTCAGCTACATCTCTCTTGATAGCCAACTCCTCAACTCTCTTAATTTTATCAGAGTCTTCTCTTATCTTAAAATAAGTCATAAGCTCTGAAACTCTATCATTAGTCATAATTACCTTTCAGTTAATAGTTAATAAATGCCCATACACGGACAACTCCGTATTCACTAAAGAGGCTCGTTGGTGCAACAGCTTGGCACATTCATGTGCGACACTCGTGTCTTCTTACCAAAGTAAAGCAGACACAGTGTCCTGTTGTTCCAATGAGGATTGTTAGTGTACGGTTAGTTGTACCGTGTGCCGTGCCACGGCGAGTGGCATTCTTTTCTGTGAGGGCAGCGACTGCCCGAACAGCAGCGACCAGGATCGTTACCCCTTTGGGGCCAAGACCTTGGGCTTGGGGGCGAAGCCCTAGAGCCTGTAAGTCGCCCATACAAGATATAGTATTGTGCGTAGCAACAAACACAAGAGAGCTAATATAATGCTTGACAAGGAGGAATCCTACCCTTACGAACAGTTAGGGGTAGAATAATAAAAGCGTTATATGAGCGAACTCACAGAGAAACAGAAGAAGCTAGTAGATACAATCGTAACAACAGGTTGTAGTATAAAGGAAGCAGCTAAAACTGCAGGATATTCAAGTAAAGGAAGCGAAGAAGCAGGTCGTGTAAGTGCTTCTCGCACACTACGACTTCCAAAAGTACAGACCTATATGCAACAAGCAATAGCTCGTACACTTGGACTAGGTGCAGTGTCAGCGAGTAGGAAACTTATCGACCTGTCTTCAGGAGCTAGGTCAGAGTATGTCCAACTCGAAGCAAGTAGAGACATACTCGACAGAGTAGGACTAAGAGCTCCAGACAAGGTAGCACATAATATCCAAGGGGACATTAAGATTAACATCGACCTTTCTTAAAAAGTGACGGTACAGAGTACCGACTTTTGCCCTACTCGGAACGAGGGGTGGGGGCAAAAACGCCATCGTCTAGATGACTAGTGGAGTTACACACACAACAGGGTTGATTTTAAGCACACACTAGGATAATCGTTAAACATGGCTAAGAAAAAGTTTGACGTCAATAAGGTTGCCCATGAAACAAGGGCGAAATACAAACGGACTAGTATATCTAGTCGAAAGCCAAAGAAAAGTTCTATGAACAAGGCTAAGAAAAGGGATTTCAAAAAATATAATAAGCAAGGCAGATAAGTGCGTTTTATTTTTTTTTACCCAAAGGTAAGGTTTTTATAAGGAGAATATTAATATGACTAAAGATAAATTAAAAAATACTTGGAAACAATTTACTACTGGTTTTAAAGATGAAAATATTTTATTAAAAGTTGCTAATAAAGTTGGAGATAACATGAACAAAGGTGCTAAAGGAAGCATGTCTGGTTATCAACTAAATATTGGATCTAAAGGAATTAAAATAAAAAAAAGTAGATAATGGTTGCTAAAGTATACCAAAATCCAAAAGGTGGTTTAAATGCTAGAGGTAGAGCTTTCTTTAAAAGAAAAGAAGGAGCTAATCTAAAAGCTCCTGTTAAAAAAGGAACTAATCCTCGTAGAGTATCATTTGCTGCAAGGTTTGCAGGAATGAAAGGCCCAATGAAAGATGACAAGGGTAGACCTACTAGAAAAGCATTAGCATTAAAAGCTTGGGGATTTGGATCTGTAGAAGCTGCAAGAAACTTTGCAAACCGAAATAAGAAATCAAAAGCATAGGAGAAAGATGAGTACTGTAAACAAAGCAGGTAACTATACGAAACCTGGTCTAAGAAAAAGATTATTTAATCAAATCAAATCATCAGCAACACATGGAACTAAAGCTGGACAATGGTCAGCTAGAAAAGCTCAATTACTTGCTAAGAAATATAAAGCTGCTGGTGGTGGATATAAATAATGGCATTAGCTAAATCTCAAAGAAGTTTAAAAGCTTGGGGAAAACAAAAGTGGAAAACCAAGTCTGGTAAGAAGTCTTCTGAAACAGGAGAAAGATATTTACCAGAAAAAGCTATTAAATCTTTGAGTGCATCTGAATATGCAAGAACAACTGCTGCCAAAAGAAAAGGCAAAGCTTCTGGAAAACAATTTGTTAAACAACCAAAAAGCATTGCTGCCAAAGTTAGAAGATTTAGATAAATGGATTATATTTGTAAAATATGGAGGGATGATACCCTCAAAAAAGAAATATTGTTTTCTGCTGATAATGATGTTATAGCTATGCAGAAATGTAGTGCTGCTATCCCAGACGGATGTAGAGCTACATATTATGAAATAACACAAGAGGAGAAACAATGCCTTACGGAAAAGGAACCTACGGTTCAAAAAGAGGAAGACCAGCAAACAAAAGCAAAGGACTAACAGGAAAACAAAAAAATTTACCTGAAGGTTTAAAAAAGAAAATAATGTCTGCCAAGAAAAAGTAATGGCAACCAAAGCTGAAAAATTGCATATGGATAAGGTAGCCCAATTAGGGTGCTATGTTTGTAAAGCACCTGCTACCTTACACCATATTAGAAACAATGGTAAAGGTAATGTAGGTATGGGAAGAAGATCTTCTCACTTTGAAGTTATTCCATTATGCTTTGAACATCATCAAGGATGTACAGGTATACATTTAGATAAAAAAAATTTTATAGAAAAATATGGTACAGAAGCTGAAATATTACAAGCTGTACTACTAGAACTAAAGGTACAAGAATGTCGTTCCTCAATACTTTAAGTTTAAAAGACAGAAGAAGACTTCGTACTATTGTTAAGAATACACATCTTAAACATTATCCTACGCATATGATAACCGACAAAGAAGCTGATAAATTAGTAGAAGCTTTTGGAGAAGAAACTATCTACAAACTGCTTAAAGCAAATGTAGGTACTAATGTCGATTAATTTTAATTATAAACCAGAAGGACAAACTTTAAAAAAGTTTATGAAGTCTGATGACTTCTTTAGAGGATTACGAGGGCCAGTAGGTTCTGGTAAATCTGTATCTTGCTGTATAGAAATATTTAGACGAGCATTGTTACAAGAAAAAAATGCACAAGGTGTTCGTAAATCAAGATGGGCAGTAATAAGAAATACAAATCCACAGCTAAGAACTACAACAATTAAAACTTGGTTAGATTGGTTTCCAGAAGATACTTGGGGTAACTTTGCTTGGTCAGTACCTTATACTCATAAAATACAAAGAGGTGATATAGATTTAGAAGTTATATTCTTAGCTCTTGATAGACCAGAAGATGTCAAGAAACTATTATCTCTTGAGCTTACAGGTGTATGGGTAAATGAAGCTAGAGAAATACCTAAGTCTATTATAGATGCTTGTACTATGAGGGTAGGTAGATTTCCATCTATGAGAGATGGTGGTGCTACATGGTATGGTGTTATTGCAGATACCAATGCACCAGAAGAAGATCATTGGTGGCCTATAATGGCAGGTGATGTACCTGTACCAGATCATATATCTCGTGATGAAGCTTTAATGTTAATTAAACCAGACAACTGGAGTTTTCATACACAACCATCTGCTTTGATTGAAAAGAAAAACAAAGAAGGTTTTACAGAAGAATATATACCAAATGATAATGCAGAAAATAAAAAAAACCTAACACCTAAATACTATCCTAATATTATTAGAGGTAAAACAAAAGGATGGATAGATGTTTATGTTTTAAACAAACTCGGTAGCATAGAAGAAGGTAAACCAGTATATCCAAACTTTAAACAAGAAATACATATATCTGCAGAAACAATAAAACCATCTATTAACCAAACTTTGTTTATAGGTATAGACTTTGGATTAACTCCTGCTGCTGTCTTTGGTCAAAGAACAGCATTGGGTAGATGGAATATATTAAATGAGCTTGTATGTTTTGATATGGGTGTAATGAGGTTTTCTGAATTACTTAGAGGTGAGATAGCAAAAAATTATAATAACTATGATGTACAAATATTTGGAGATCCTGCTGGTGATTTTAGATCACAGACAGACGAAAGAACTCCTTTTTCTATTATGAGAAACTATGGATTAAAAGCTGTACCTGCACCATCTAATGATGTTGCTCTTAGAATAGAATCTGTAGACACAGCTTTACAAAGACTTATAGATGGTAAAGCAGGATTTTTAATAGATCCACAATGTCTTAATTTAAAAAAAGGATTTAATGGTGGTTATCATTATAGAAGACTTCAAACATCTGGAGATCGTTATGATGAAAAACCATATAAGAATAGATATTCTCACGTTCATGATGCTTTGCAATATTTAATGATGGGTGCTGGAGAAGGTAGAACATTACTAGCAGGTAGATCACAATCACAACCAACTGTTGCTAAAAAAGAATGGGATGTATTTGCTGGACAAAAAACTAAAAAAAGAAAAGTATGGGATCTGTTCAAGAGGAATGGTTAGTCTACTTTCATAGTAGAGGAACTCAAAGATATGCTAAATGGATATGGTGGTGGAAACCTCCACATGGATTTAATCATTGTGGAGCCTTAAAATTCATACCCAGTTTAGATGTTTGGGAACATCTTGAGTTTACTCACGCAGGTATTAAGACAAGCTATCTAACTAAACAAGAGTCAGAAAACTTTTTAGGTTACTTGTATGACTATGAGGTATTAGTATGTCCAGTAAAAGATGATTGGCATTTATTTAGAATAAAAGAATTAAGCTGTGTATCATTTGTTATGAGATTAATAGGTTTTTATAGATGGTATATTATAACTCCATGGCAATTATATTGTGCGTTGCGTAAAGCAGGATATAAGCGATTTTGGAACAAATCAGATTAAAAAAGGATTTTTCTATGAGTGGTGATGGTGGTAGAGCAGGTAGAGATACAGACGTATCAGGTGCTGAAGCAGTTACAACTGGTGGCACAACCTATTCAGAAAAAAAAATAAAAGACAGAAAAAAAAAAGATTTTATTAAATCTGGTGCTGATAAAATAGATAGAACTGTAGGTGGCCCACCTGCATTACAAGCAATGAAAGGCCCATTTCAAGCAGGGTCTATTAAAACAAGAACTTTTTTTAATGAAAAGGTTTTAGCATCTAGTAGAGCTAAACAAAATATTGGATATACAAAAACAGAGTTTGAAGCTTTATCTTTAACAGAACAAAATAGAGCTTATGATAAATACATGCAAGGTAGAATGTCTGGACAGATTGATGCTTATGGTAATTTACAACAAGGTTATAGACGAGAAACTATTAAAGTTAAAAAAGCAGATGGTACAATGACAACTAAACAAGTAATTTTGGGTGGAAACGATAAGGGTGGGCAAACTAAAACTAAGACAACACAGCAAATAGAAGCTGAAAATGTTGCACAACAAAAAGCTGCACAAGCAGAAGCAGATCAAGCTGCAGCAGAACAAGCTGATGCTTATAAGAAAAAAAGATTATCAATAACATCATCTAGATCTTTGTTTGGTAGAGCTGGTGGTAGAGGATTTTATAATTAATGGATTACTTGGATAACTCTGAAATTAATTACGGTACAGAAGATAAAGCGTCTGAAATTTTAAAAAAATTTAAAGAAGCACAATCTATAAAAGATTACTGGAAAGATAAGTTTGAAGAAGCATATGAATACTGTCTTCCAAATAGAGAATCTTTTTATGAAGAATCTCCAGGTCAAAAAAGAACTGATAAAATTTTTGATGAAACTGCAGTAGTTGGAGTACAAGAATTTGCATCAAGACTACAAGCAGGTATAACTCCTACCTTTGCTAGATGGGCAGACTTTCAAGCTGGATCAGAAATACCACCAGAACAAAAACCAAATATAAATTTACAGTTAGATAAAATTACAGATTACGTTTTTCAATTATTACAACAATCAAACTTTAACCAAGAAATACATGAATCGTTTATGGATCTTGCAATTGGTACAGGAGTTATGCTTGTTGAAGAAGGTGATGCAATAAACCCAATTAAATTTACAGCAGTTCCATTAACTAGAGTTTGTTTAAACACAGGCCCAGATGGTAAAATAGATTCTGTGTACAGAACTAGATATTGTAAACCACACGAAATAAAAATTTTATATCCTAAAGCTAAACTACCAGAAAATTTTGATCCTTTAAAAAATAAAAAGAAAGTTAAAATTATAGAAGTAGTTTATAAAATATATGAAGAAAATGTAGAAAAACATAAAATGTGTATTGTTATGGATAGTCCAAAACATATTTTATATGAAGAAATATTTGAAGGCGAAGGTTCTAATCCTTATTTAGTATTTAGATGGAATAAGGCATCAGGCGAAGTATATGGTAGAGGGCCAGTATTTAATGCAATGGCAGCAATTAAAACTTGTAATCTTACAATAGAATTAATATTACAAAATGCACAGATGTCAGTATCTGGTGTATATACTTACGAAGATGATGGTGTAATTAATCCAGACAATATATCATTAGTACCTGGATCTTTAATACCTGTAGCTCCAGGTTCTAGAGGATTAAGTCCTATACCTTCTGCATCTAACTTTGATGTAGCTCAATTAGTTTTAAATGATATGAGAACAAATATTAAAAAAGCATTATACATGGAAGCTCTTGGTAGACCAGAAGGTACACCCATGACAGCTACCGAAGTTTCTGAAAGAATGGCAGATTTATCAAGACAAATAGGATCTTCTTTTGGTAGACTTCAATCTGAATTAATAACTCCATTGTTAAAAAGAATAATTAGAATTTTATCTAAACAAGGTAGAATAGACATCCCTAAAGTAAACGGTAGGGAAGTTAAGATAGCTCCACGTTCACCTCTAGCACAAGCTCAACATTTACAAGATGTTGCAGATGTAACTAGATTTAATGAAATTATTGGAGCTACATTTGGGCCACAAATGGTTAATCTAATTGTAGACCAAAACACAACTGCAAAATATCTAGCTGAAAAAATGAATCTTCCAGAAAGATTAATTAGAAATGAAGAAGAACAACAAGAGCTAGTACAGCGTTTACAACAAATGCAATCAACACCAGAAGGAGGTGAAGCTCCACCAGGAGCGTAATATGGCTTGGAAAGATCTAGAGAAAGAGAAGCCCAAAATAACAAATAGTATAGACGGTTATGTAAGATCTGCAGAAGAAGAACAGATCTTAAATAAAAATTTTGCTAATGTCTTTAAAGGAGATGAAGGCAAAAAGGTTTTAAACTATTTGCAATCTATAACAATAGAAGCTGTTGCTGGGCCAAATATAGATAGCAACAGATTGTTTCACTTGGAAGGTATGCGATTCCTTGTGGGCATAATTAAAACTCGTATAACAAAAGGAGAACAAGATGGCAGATGATAATGCTAATTCAGCACCAGTCGCTACAGAGCAATCTTCAGAAACGACTTCTAGACCAGAATATGTACAAGAAAAATTTTGGAATGCTGAAAAAGGTGAAGTTAATATAGAAAACTTAGCTTCATCATATAACTCTCTAGAATCTAAATTAGGTTCTAGAACAGAAGATCTGACTAAACAAATTAGAACAGATATTGAAAATGAAAAACTACAAAGTGTACCAGAGGAATATAAATTAAATGTTCCAGAACTAGATGGCAATGTTAGTTTAGATATTAGTAATGACATGCCTATAGTACAATGGTGGAATCAAACTGCAAAAAATGCAGGTCTATCTCAAGAACAATATGATGAAGGTGTAAAAGTATTTGTAGATAATGCTATTGCTAATCTTCCTAATACTGATCTTGAAATACAAAAACTAGGAGATGCAGGTAGAGAAAGAGTAGAAGCTGCAGAACTGTGGTCTAAAAAACATTTAAGCCCAGAAGCTTATAATGCTATATCAGGTTTTGCTGCAACTGCTGAAGGAGTAAAAGCTTTGGAAGAAGTAATGAAACTTACAAAAGATAGCAATATGCCTACAACTCAAACACAGGTAGATGTTTCTGCTGATATAGATGATTTAAAATCTATGTTAAAAGATCCTAGATATTGGGATTCTAGTAGACGTGATCCTGCTTATGTAAAACGAGTAACAGAATTATATGAGAAGGCATACAAAGGACAAGAAAAAACATAAGTTTAATTTTAAGAAACTTAAAAAGCCAATAAAATGGCTAGACTGTGTTTCGCAAACTGGTTGGTTATCTGTAGCACAAATGGATGCTGCAGTACCAGCAGTTTGTAAAACTGGTGAATTTTGGATATACAAAGATACAAAAGATTTTATAACATTATTTGGCACATATTCTGAAGATAAAGATGGAACAATAGAGTTTGGAGAAGTAATTACTATTCCTAAAAAATGGATATAATTGTGCGTTGTCAACAATATCTATTATACAATATTGCTTAATCAAGACCTTTAGAATGTACAATGATTGCCCTTCTTGGATAACAATCCTCTGCATTAGAAAGATAATCGGTAAATAATAATAACTTAACAACGAGGAAAATAAATGGCAACATCAATAACAAATGCCTTTATAACTCAATTCGAAGCTGAAGTTCACATGGCTTATCAAAGAATGGGTTCTAAATTAAAGAACCTAACAAGAACTGTGAACGGTGTTAATGGTAATACTGTTAAGTTTCAGAAAGTTGCAAAAGGTTCTGCAAACACTAAAGCAAGACATGCTGAAGTAGTTGCAATGGATCTAGCTCACAGCAATGTGTCAGCAACTTTAACTGATTACTATGCAGCAGATTACGTTGACAAGTTAGACGAGTTAAAGGTAAACATTGACGAAAGACAAGTAGTTGCAAATTCAGCAGCATACGCTTTAGGTAGAAAAACTGACAGCGTTATTACTTCTGTAATGGAAAATGCAACAGCACTTGCTAATAACTCATCAGGTACAGGTACTGGAATGAACCTAGGAAAAGCTCAAGCTATGATGGAACTTTTCAATACTAATGACGTACCAGATGACCAACAAAGATACTGGGTAGTTGGGCCTAAACAATGGTCTGACCTAATCAACCTAGATCAATTCTCAAGAGTCGAGTATGTAGGAGAAGGTGAACTTCCTTATGCTGGTGGTATGACTGCTAAGAGATGGTTAGGATTCTTATGGTTTGTACACAGTGGACTAGAAACTTCTGGTTCAACTGATAGACATACTGTAGCTTTCCACAAATCATCAATTGGTATGGGAATTGGTTCTGACGTTAAAACTGAAGTAAACTATATACCAGAAAAAGTATCACACTTAATTACATCTATGCTTTCTATAGGTGGTGTATTAATTGATTCTGATGGTATTAGAATACAGAAGTGTGCAGAGTAATAATTAAGGAGAATATAATATGGCATACGCAACTGACAATCCAATCAAAAAGGTAGCTCAGATGGGTGGCAACTCTCTTTGGTTTTACACTGACGGAGATGCAACTTCATCTATAGTAGCTAGTGGTTACTTTAACAGTGCTTACGCTGAGCTTAAACAAGGTGATATGATCCTTGTTGCTGCTGGTGTAGGTGGTACTATGGAGTCTGACTTACTTGTAGTAAGTTCTGCTTCTGGTGCAACTACTGTAACAACTGCAAAATTAGCATAAGGCTAATTCGATTTGGGGGAGAAATCCCCCAAGTCATTTTTTTATTATTATGGCAACAACAAATATAGATATATGTGCAAGAGCTTTGGTAATGATAGGTGCGCAACCTATTACATCTTTTTCTGATGGAAGCACAGAAGCATTAGTTGCCAGTAACATATACGAAGATATTACTAAAGCTGCTCTTACAAGATGTAGATGGAGATTTTCTACAACGCAACAAACACTTTCATTATTAGCAGCAGCTCCTACTGGAAGATATGATTATGGTTATCAAATACCAACAGACCCAGAAGTTTTACAAATTAATACAATAACAGTTAATGATATTATAATTCCATATTCAAGATACAAAGATTATATTTATGTAAATGGATATGGTTCTAATAGTACATTAATTATGGATTATATTTACAGAGTAGACGAAGCATACTTTCCACCACATTTTGTTCTTGCATTAGAATACGAATTAGCATCTATATTTGCAGGTTCTGTTGCTAGAGATTCTGCTATGATTAGACAATTTAAAGAATTAGCTGAAAGACAATTTTTAGTTGCTAAAAATATTGATGCACAAGAAACAACTACTAAAGTCTTAGATTCTAATAGATTTATTAATCTTAGAAGATCTACTAGAACGGATGTATAATGGGAAGAACATTAAAAACTGTTATAACGAACTTTTCGTCTGGTGAGCTTAATCCATTATTAGCAACAAGAACTGATGTACCATCTTATTTTCAAGGTGCTAAACAATGTAGAAACTTTGCATTATTAGCTGAAGGTGGTTTAATGAGAAGACCAGGTACTTCTTATCTTGCAACACTACCTGCAGAATCTAGAATTATTCCATTTGTTTTTTCTGATGATGAAATAGCTATTATTGTTTTATCAAATCAAAGAATGGATGTTTACAATATAAGTGGTACAGCATTAACAAGCAATTATACAACTAATGCAAATTGGACTACAGCTCAATTGTTTGAATTAAACTTTGCACAATTTGGTGATACTATTTTTATAACCCATAGAGATAATGAAATAAGAGAAATATTTAGAGAATCTGCAACATCATTTATTATTAGACAATTTACATTTGATATAGATACAAGTGTAAGTGTTAGTGGTGTAAATAAAAGTTTACAACCATTTTATAGATATGCAGATAGACTTATTGATGTAACTTTATCTTCTCATGCAACAGGAACAGGTAGAACTGTTACTGCAAGTAGTAGTACATTTACAAGTAATCAAGTTGGTGATTATATTTTAATAAATGGTAAACAAGGTAAAATTACAGGATTTACTTCTGGAACACAAGTTACTATTACAATTATTGAAGACATGGTTACAACTGGCCCTCATCTTGAATGGAAAGAACAAACAGTATCTACTAAACGTGGATTTCCACAAGCAGTAACTTTTCACCATAATAGATTATGGTTAGCTGGTTTAAAATCAAGACCTGCAGGTATACTTGCATCTCATATTGGAGATTATTTTAATTTTAGTTTAGGTACTGGATTAGATTCGGAAGCTCTCGACTCTGATATTACAGGTGATTCAGTAAACGAAATAAGACATATGCTATCTGGTAAAGACCTACAAGTTTTTACTGATGGTGGAGAATATTATATTCCAGATTCTACTGACAATACTATTACACCTTCTAACATAAGTATATTAAGACAAACACCTTATGGTATATCTAGAACAGCACCACATATGTTTGACCAAGCTACAGGTTTTGTTCAAAAAAATGGTAAAGCTGTTAGAGAGTTTGTTTATTCTGATTTAGAAGATGGATATAAATCTACTGCTGTATCAATTCTTGCTCAACATTTAATTGACTCACCAAAAGAAATTGCAATTATGAAAGGTAACTTTACTAGACCAGAACAATATGCATTTTTTTTAAATAGTGGATCTACACATAATGGCAAACTTGCTTTATTTCATTCTGTAAGAGATGAAAAGATTGCAGGTTGGGGATTATGGTCTACAAGAGAAAATGATTTTTTTCAATCTATTGCATCTTTAAATGAAAATTTAGTAGTTATTTGCAAAAGATCTTTAAATAGTTCTACTGTATATACATTAGAAAAATTTGCAGATGATGATACAGAAACATTAGATTGCCAAACAACTACA